GGGTAATGATGTTACATTAATCAAGATGAAAAACATGATATTCAAGGATATCAGATTTGCTTTGATTGATGGTGACTCACCCAGACATAGTATACCTTCAACAATGGAAGGCTGTGAAGTGTTATCTAAATATGATGATTCAGTCATAACAGTTAAACATGAGGACTTGCTCTATGATCTTGAACATACATATAAGTATGTTTATGCAAAGCATAGAACTGGCCTTTGTGGAACACCTCTTATAGGCACATTTAACAATAGAACTTTTCTTTTAGGCATCCATTCTGGTACTTGTAGAAATTCTAATGTTTCTTATTCATCGGCAATATATGCTTCAATGTGTGTTAGCATAAATAGGTTTATGCCAATTCATAGTGAAGGAGCTATTCGCTTGCCTAAAGGGAAAACTATAACTAAAGTTACTAAAAAATCTCCGTTACTCTACGAAGATATAAGTGGACTTAATGTTATTGGTGCTTTATCTGACTATGAACATAGAACCATGAAAAGCAAATTAGTCAAAACTAAATTGCTTCCATATATAGAAGACATAATAGGCATATCACCATATGATGGTAATCACTTGCGGTACGATATACCAATGATGAGGTCCAAAATGGTGAATAACGAATACGTATCCCCATACAATAATTTTATTAAAAAAGTTTCGGTTATTAAGAAATCTTTAGATAATAAAATTATGGATGAATGTATTCGCATTTTAGTGGATCGTTTGAGTGAAGGTATTTCAGGAAACTTAAGTCCAGTGTCTTTAGATATTGCACAAAATGGTTATTCTGAAAATTTTTATTATCGATCTATGAAAATGTCAACGTCAGGCGGGCTCTTATATTCAGGTTCCAAAAGGAACTGGAGTGAAAATAAGGGTGATGAGTATTACCCTAATTCTGAAATAAGAGAGCAAGTGTGCGAGATAATTTCATCTTATCAAGAAGGAGAAACATCTAACACTTTGTTAGGTGCACAGCTTAAGGATGAACCCCGATCATTTGCCAAATGTCAGAATGGCAGTACAAGAGTATTTGCCATGTCGGGTTACGACGTTACACTGGTTAATAGAATGTATTTGATGCCCTTTTACACCTTAATACCGAGCAATTTCGAATTGTTTAGGGCGAGTATAGGCATTAATATGCATTCAGACAGAGCTCATTGGATGTTCAAGGATATAACAAGTTTTTCTAAGAACATTTTTATGGGTGATTATGGAGGTTATGATACTAATATGCCAGTTGACATAGGTCTTTCAGTAAATACTGTTATCTATAATTTTTTAAAAAACAAAGGTTATAATGACTACTCATTGAAAGTCGTTTCTGGATTATTAACTGATAATTTATTTCCTATATTATGTATGGAAGGGAATATGTTTCAAGTACCAGGCTTCCAACCCTCAGGAAAATATGCTACAGCAGAAGATAATTCTTTAAGAGGACTATTTCTATTGCTTTATTTTTTTGCTACTACTTATACAGAAGTAGGTGAGGGCTCACCATATCATGTTTCAAGTAAATTTACGATTGATCAATTTTTTGAATTAACTAGGTTTCATATATATGGTGACGATCTCGTTGGATCGATATCTGATGAGATTAAAGAGGGGTTTAATAATATTACATATAGTAAATTCTGCAGAGAAGTTTATGGTATGAAATTTACTACCCCTGATAAAACTCAACACACTAAACCTTTTGGACATCCATCTGAAATTTCTTTTTTGAAAAGAAACTTCGTAATTCACAAAGACTTAGGTAGGTTTGTTGCGGTTTTAGAAAAGGAAAGTTTATGTAAAACTTTAACATGGACTTTGACTAGTAAAGTTGTATCTTTAGATACACA